GCCAGGCGATAATGATTTTATAAATCATTATCAGCCATTTATATGCTTATAACTGCAATAATATAAAAAGTATTATAGTAAACTAAATCCGCCAGGCGATAATGATTTTATAAATCATTATCATCCATTTAACATGCTTATAAATGCAATAATATAAAAAGTATTATAGTAAACTAAATCCGCCAGGCGATAATGATTTTATAAATCATTATCAGCCATTTAACATGCTTATAAATGCAATGTTATAAAAAGTATTATAGTAAACTAAATCCACCAGGCGATAATGATTTTATAAATCATTATCAGCCATTTAACATGCTTATAAATGCAATGTTATAAAAAGTATTATAGTAAACTAAATCCGCCAGGCGATAATGATTTTATAAATCATTATCAGCCATTTACATGCTTATAAATACAATAATATAAAAAGTATTATAGTAAACTAAATCCGCCAGGCGATAATGATTTTATAAATCATTATCAGCCATTTAACATGCTTAAATGCAATAATATAAAAACAATCAATATTATAAAAAAACTTATTATCTGGCAGAAGAGTATATCCTGCTTCAGTATATAAATCTTTCAATATTAAAAAAAGTATTTTTGCATACTCAACATTATAATAATATTTATTACTATCAATGCTTAAATTTTTAATTTGACCGCCTTGTTGATTTTCAAAATGTAAATACTTATTTTTAGACTTGCTTACTATTTGAAAATCTGTTTTTATATTATAAAACATACATAAAATAGATGATAGATGTAATGTATCATTTTTATATAATTCTACTAAATGATTAGATAATAACATATATTAAATTCATAACATATTTATCATCTTATTTTTAATGTCCATATATCGCCTAATGATGAACCATCTTTATCAACATATTCTTTATATCCTAATGCATTATATAAAGGTAATATTGCATATGATAGCAATTCACAACCAATTTTTCTTGTTTCTGTGTCTATATCTTCACAATCACCTTTGCTTATTATTTTATTTATTAGCAATTTTATATCTATTGGATTTGTTTTCAATACATACTTTTTATATTTGTTAACATAATGTAAATATGGCTTTTTATTATTCATATCTTTTGTATTCTCAAATATCTTATCTACTACTTTATTATCCAATATAACATTTTCCTTATGTAATTTACGATTATATCTATATATTTCACATGCTTTTTTTTCATATGGTCTAAATCCATACTTTGCATAATATGGTTCACCAAAGGTGCCTTTGGCACCATGAGTTATTGTACGCAAATACTTTAATCTTATACCAATTCCATAACACTTCTTCATTGATGTATCTTGTAATTGTATTTCTGTTATGTGTTTAATATCTTTAACATATTGTAAAAATATTTGCATTAATATATCTCCTACTTTATATTTATGACTTTTGTCTTGACATACTACACAATCATCATTTGCACTTAGTTCTGTTAGTGTTAATATTGATTCTTTTGAACTATATTTGAAACATAAACAATTATTATTATTTTCCCTTATATTTATAAAGCATATATTATACTTGTTGCTATTTTTAGATACTATCCTTTCAATATTATAGTAATATTTTTTATCGTCTTTCAACTTTACTTCTGTTATTATACCACCAGCACCTCCATTCTGATTTTTAAAGTTTATTAATCCTTTATCAATTATTGTTAATATACCATCGCGTCCAAGGTTTATTAACTTGAACTAGTTTTCAGATTTAGATCATATTTTATAAATAAAATATATCTAAACTAAATACGTGTTATTTTATTATCATGCATATAATTATATATTGTACTCATTATCGTTTCAGTATGTCCATTTATAGTATTACTTTGTATATCATCATTCTCATTAAACAACTTTTCACGTACATATAAATCAATGTTTACTATCATCTTTGCTATATATGTACTTTATAATATATACAAACATATTTATTATAACAAACACTCATTTTAATTGCAATGTCCATAAATCTATTTTATATTCGTTATATCAAAATTGCGTTACATATTCACATTTTGCCTCGTTTTTTATATAAAAGTAATATTGTATATGATAGCAATTATTTTATAATATAAGTGATTTTATTCTGTTAGTATTAAAAAGTAGTTATATTTTAAAAATAATAATCCTACAAATAGAGGAATATTATTTAAAAATATATTTTTATATATATTTATATATATACATGATTACATTACAATCTTTTCTTAAAAAATACTCAAGTATTTCAAATACATTTATTGATGATTTTTTCTCTTTATATACATACGAAACAACTTTTAATGAATTAAACATAAATTTTGAAAACTTAGTTAAGTGGTTAAATATGAGAAAAGATAATCTTAAAAAAACTCTTACTGCAAGTTATATTAAAAATATAGATTACAAAATAAAAAAAGTAAAATCTAAAACTGCTGGGAATCCGCGTGAAGAAATCATGATAACTGCCGATTGTTGCAAACGTTTATGCATGTTATCAAAAACAGAAAAAGCAGAAGAAGTGCGAACTTATTTTATTGAAATTGAAAAACTAATGAATAAATACAAAGATTATATAATTGAGGCTCTAAATAAAAAAGTTGGTATTTTAGATAATAATCAAAAACCAATACCTGATAATAAAAATGGAATTATTTATATTCTAAAAACAGATAAAGATATTGTTGATTTATATAAAATTGGAAAGACTCAAAAATTTAAGGAACGCATTAGAACACATAACTCTTCTCATATTGATAATGTTGATATAGTTCATATTTATGAAACAAAATATATTGATGAAGTAGAAAAATGTCTAAAGAATGTATTAACTACAAGGCAATACAGAAAAAGAAAAGAATTTTATCAAATAGATTTAGATGTACTTAAAGAACTTATCAATAATTGTAATAACATGAGTCTAAAGGTCAGAAAAGTAAATAAAAATATTAAACAAGAAGGAGGCTTTTTTATTATGTTAGATAAAAATGATTAGTATTTATCTTATTATATTGATAATTAAACACTCATTTTAATTGCAATGTCCATAAATCTGTTTCATAATCTTTATATCCACATGCTAAATATATATTTTTAACTGTAAAACTTACTAATTCACATATACTGCTTTTCTCCTCATTTGATAATTCAAAAGGTTTTTTCATGTTCTCTAATTCAATTAATCTCTTTAATAATGTTGCAGGATCTATATCATTTGCTTTTGATAAACTTGCTTCAATATATTTTTTGTATGTTTTATAAACACTCTTTTTTAATTCCTTACCTAATTTAAAAATATCTTTAATTATTGAACTATTTATATGAACACCTTTCTTGTATAGGTCCTTATTGTATTTATACGTCTTATAATCTAACATGTTTTGCGGTCTAAATCCATACTTTGCATAATATGGTTCGCCATGAGTTATTGTACGCAAATACTTTAATTTTATACCAATTCCATAACACTTCTTAATTGAATTATCTTGCAATTGTATTTCTGTTATGTGTTTAACATCTTTATTATCTTTAACATATTGTAAAAATATTTGCATTAATATATCTCCTATTTTGTATTTATGACTTTTATCTTGACATACTACACAATCATCATTTGCATTTAGATCAGTAAGTGTTAATATTGATTTTTTTGAACTATATTTGAAACATAAACAATTATTATTATTTTCTCTTATATTTATAAAGCATATATTATACTTATTGCTATTTTTAGATACTAACTTTTCAATATTATAGTAATATTTTTTATCATCTTTTAACTTTACTTCTGTTATTATACCAGCACCTCCAATCTGATTTTTAAAGTTTATCAATCCTTCATCAATTGTTGTTAATATACCATCGCGTGTTATTTTATTATCATGTATATAATTATATATTGTATTCATTATCTTTTCATTGTGTTCATTTATAGTGTTATTTTGTAGGTCGTCCTCATTAAACAACCTTTCACGTATATATAAATCAATGTTTACTATCATCTTTGCTATATATGTACTTATAATATATACAAACATATTTATTATAACAAATACTCATTTTAATTGCAATGTTCATAAATCTATTTTATATTCGTTATATCAAAATTGCTTTACATATTCACATTTTGCCTCGTTTTTTATATAAAAGTAATATTGTATATGATAGCAATTATTTTTATGTCTATATCTTCATAATCTCAGTTTCTTACTATTTTAATTATTAGCAATTTTAATTATTAACATTCTTATATAAAAGTATATATGCTTAAAGATTAACCAATATTTATTTATAGCAATGTCATTAAACACAAAATTACAACAAGGGCTTGAATATGAAAAATATGTCCAAAAAATTATTACAAATAAATACATTAATTGCTGGTTATGGAACGATGTCCCTAAACATGTTTTATTTGATTTAAAAATTATACAGAATCATGAACAAAATTGTGATGATATTGGTTGCGATATTGTTTGTCAAAATAGCGATTTAACTTACTTATTTGTACAATGCAAAAACTATTCAACTACTGGCAATGATAATACAATTTCAATTTATGATTTAGCAGGTTTCTATAATTTTATTGCTGAAACTGGATTTAATGGTGTTGTTTATTATTCAGGCAAATTATCAACGCAAATTATATGTAGAAAAAAACGTATTAACTATATCAACCTACCATTTATTACCAATAAACAAATTTTAGATTTTTTACCAAGAGACTACCAAATAGAAGCATATAATTACATTAAAAGTAATAACAAAAATATTTTATCTATGCCTTGCGGTACTGGTAAAACATTCGTTTCATTCTTGCTATCATTAGAATATAGCAATATCATTATTTTAACTCCTTTAATTTCTACAACTGAACAAATACATACTCATTATAAAAACTACTATTCAAAATATAACAATGTTAATTTTATGCTTGTTAATTGCAAAGCAGAAAGAAATATTAGCAATATAAAAAGTAAATTACTTCAACATCAAAAAGGTAAAAATGTTATATCATCTACATATGATTCATGCGATGTTATAAATAAATTATTACCTAATTTAGAAAATGCACTTATTATAATTGATGAATTTCATAATTTGTCTAATGATATGTTAACTAACCATAAAGCAGAAATGAACAAGTTAATTGCAAATAATAAAAATATTTTGTTTATGTCTGCAACGCCCTTAAAAACAGATATGCTAACAAATAATATATACGAATTATCTTGGGAAAATGCAATAAAAAATAAATATATATGCAATTATAATTTTTACTACCCAAATAATGATAAGATAATTTCTAAAATTGATGATATGAAATTTGATAAAACAATAATTGATAAAACAATTCTAATAAATAAGGCATATTTTTTATTAGATGCAATAAAATTAACAAAAGTTATGAAATGCATTGTATATCTAAAGTCAATACAAGAAATGAATGATTTTGTCAAAATATTGCAAACAATAAATTTATACTTTGAATTGAATATAAAAACATATGAAATAGATTATAAAACGAGTGTAAATGTAAGAAACAACCATTTAACAAAGTTTAAAAATGATAATTGTTGTATAAATATATTATGTAATGTCCATATATTAGACGAAGGCATAGATATACCTGAATGCGACTCAATATATCTAACACATCCAAATAATAATATAATAAGTATAATACAAAGAATAAGCAGAGCAAATAGATTAGATAAAAACAATATAAATAAAATAGCAAAAATATTTGTATGGAGTAAAAATGAAATAAAATTAGAATCAATAACACAAAATATATCAAAATATGTAGATTGTAAATATGGAGTAGAGAATAATGAATGCGTAAATTATAAAAAATGCATTGATAATAAAGGTGGATATATGATTAATAATAAAAATGAATACGTGATTGATAAATATAATAATAAAGTGAAAGACTTTATTAAAGAACATTCAAATATTCCTTCTGAATTTATTGATAATTTTTATTCTTTTTACGATGAAGGAAAAAACGAATATGATTTTACTATAAAATTAGATTTAGTTGCTAAATGGTTAGATGTAAGAAAAGATGTATTAAAAAAACTATTAATTTCTAATTTTATTAAAAATACAGATTATAATGAAATAAAAGAGAGTGGAAAAAAAGGTAGAGGAGTCAATAATACAATTCATGTTTTACTAACTTATAATTGTGCTAAATTAATATGCATGATATCAAAATGTGAAAAAGCAAGTATAATTAGAAATTTTTATATTGAATTAGAAAAATTACTCATTAAATATAAAGATAATATTGTCAATGACTTAAATAATCAATTGGGAATTAAAATGTCTAATAAAGATATAATAGACAAAAATGATAAAGATGGACTAATTTATGTATTAAAGGTTGATGATGAAATTAAAAAAATTGGTAATACAACTGATATTAAAAAAAGAATGAAGTTATATAATGTTGGAAAAATTAATGAATTACCCATAGTATTAGTTTATAAATCTAAAAATATAATTGAATTAGAAAAATGTATAAAAGATAATCTTTCTACATATCGTGTTAAAAAAAATAAAAATAATGAATTATTTAAAATTGATGATGATTTTTTGAAAGAAACTATTATTTATTGTAATAAACAAAGTATTAAAATTAAAGAAAATAAAAAATTATTAAATCTTAATTCATTAAATAATTGGTTAATTATTATTGATAAAACTGAAAATGATATTACTGAAATATTTAAAAAAACATCTAAGAAAACATCTAAGAAAACATCTAAGAAAACATCTAAGAAAACATCTAAGAAAATATCTTAAAATTGATATTGTTGTAATATGCATTTATATATATGCGGGGAAAGTTATTCATCTAATCAAGGATGGATAGAAGGAGCATTGGAAACGAGTAATGCAATTATAAAACTAATTAAAAGTAATTTGCCATCAAAAATTAAACTTTTTAGTAAGGAACAAGTAGAAAAAAGTAGTTCTTTAATAATTATAAATAACAATGTATATGACATACATATAAATGATTGGGTTAAAAAACATCCTGGAGGCGCTGTAGAGTGAATATATTCATTTCACAACTGTTTTAAGTAAATAAGTATCAACCCAATCTTTATTCTTAATATCAATATACCTCTTTATTTCATCACGGTCTTCTTTTTTTATATAATCCCAAAAATCAGCATAGAACAGTTGTCTATCAATTGCTTGGTTAAAATTAACTATGATTTTTTCAAGTGTATTTGCAAATTGATAAACAAATT